GTGAAAAAGGTGAAAAAGGTGAAAAAGGTGAACAAGGTGAACAAGGAAAACAAGGTGAACAAGGAAAACAAGGCGAACAAGGAAAACAAGGTGAAAAAGGTGAAAAAGGTGAAAAAGGAAAACAAGGTGAAGAAGGCAAACAAGGTATTCAAGGAAAACAAGGTGAAAAAGGGAAACAAGGTGAAAAAGGTGAAAAAGGTGAAAAAGGTGAAAAAGGAAAACAAGGTGATCAAGGTGAAAAAGGAAAACAAGGTGAAAAAGGAAGACAAGGTGAACAAGGTGAAAAGGGTGAACAAGGTGAAAATGGTGAACAAGGGGAACAAGGTGAACAAGGTGAAAAGGGTGAAAAAGGTGAACAAGGTGAACAAGGGGAAAAGGGTAAACAAGGTATTCAAGGTGAAAAGGGTAAACAAGGTGAAAAGGGTATTAAAGGTGAACCAGGTATTCAAGGTCAACCAGGTATTCAAGGTCAACAAGGTATTCAAGGTGATCCAGGTATAGGAGCGCCAAAAGTTATGCTTTGGAATGGTTCAGTTATTTTATCGTCACCAATTCATCAACATGTTTGCACAATTCCTTATGATGGACTTGCATATTCTCTTTCAAGCGTAAATTTGGTTGTTCAAGGTTCTGGTCCTTTATATTTATATATTATTGACGCTATTAGTACAAAAGTTGTTTTTGAAAATAAAGAAACTCTTATTGGGAAGGAAAATCAAGTTCATATGATTTCTATAAGCTCTTTTCAAAATTTAAAAAATGAACATTCAGTTTTAACACTTCATATGCATACTGAACAAAACATTGTAAAAGTTGTATCCGTGTCTTTTAGTATGTAAATACTATTTTTGCATATATTAGTTTTAAAAACTAATATATCTTTTGATATTAAATTAATTAATAAAAGCATTATTTAATGCAATTAGAAGAGGTGTAAAACGTGGCGAGTCTAGAACATTTCTTAAGATTAAATAAGGTGAAAAATTGTTACCATTTAAAAAAGATGACATAATACTTGGTGAAAAACCAGATACAAGTGCTGTGCCATTATCAGCAACAGAAACAGGAAAGTCATTACTTGAACCACAAACATTCCAAAAAACAATATCAGGGCGTTTATATCCACAGGCAATATATTTTCTATCAATTTCTTGAAAATTTGTACAATTTGAATTACAATCTGCAACATCAAACTGCATATCTGATATAATAAAAACACGTTCAGGCATATCATTTTGGGACAAACCATGTATAGTAGCTTTTTGCAAAATTAAGTCAAATGTTGCTTGTAAATTTGTTGAACCACCCCAATTTGCTTGTTTGAGTTTGTGATAACGAATCAAAAGGCTTTCGTCGCTGACTAAATGAAATGTTGGTTTTTCACTAAAAGTAATGATATGATTATGAAATTGACCTTCTACGGTGTTAGCTCCCAAAAGAGATAATCCAATAGCTACGTCCATTGGACAAAATGATTTATTTTTTTGACAACTTTTATTATTCCAACTTGACATACTACTACTTACATCGCATACAAATAGGCAATCTTTCAAACTTCCCAACTTTTTTGCTTCTTCTTCTAGAACTTTCCATTGAGCTTCAGANACTTGATCATNATAATTTTTAATTCTAAGTTCATGTATTAATTCATGTGGAAATAATTGTTTTGCTTTTACCGTCACTTCNCCATTTTTAAGCTTATTTTTCCAAATAGAAAACTGTTCTGGAGAATGNCTTTCAAAAGCTTTTTTNAAACGCTTCATAGCGCAAGAAGGAACTTTACTGTAATCAATATTATCCCAATTTTTTTCGCACATATATCTTTCGACAACATTTATGTATTGTCTTAAGGGAGAAATATATTGTTTTCTGTAAATTTTTGGAGTAATACCCATAACTTTAGTAAGAGTATCAACTACTCCATACTTGCGATCGTATGAGTCGTTTTCAGTTGGAGCCCATTTGGCACAAATAGAAGTAGGATTTCCGGCGCTCATTTCAAATTTGTCATTTGTTAGTTGATGACCAAAAATTCTTACAATAGATAATTGAAGTTCTTGTAATTGAGATAAAGATGCGTTAGAGTTATATTTTACAATCATATCATTTGTCAAATTCAATACTCCTGGCCATAACTCTATTAGATCATCCCAACGACCATATTCAGAAATAAGCGGAGCTACATTGATAAATTCTTTTGGATAATTAATAAAAAGCCATATAAGAGACAAACGTCCTAGTTCACGTTCGCCTTTACCACCTCTGCAGTCACGAATGTGAAAAACTAACAAAAAAGTATCAATTATATTTTCTTGTGCAGATTTAATCAAATATTCATATAGTCTTGAAGTTTCCAACCCACGAACAGCTTTAAAGAATAAACTTACACGTCCATTAGTTTCGCCCGTAATATCTGGAGATTCTAAAGAAACAGCTCCATTCCATGTTTTTGCAGAGTCTGACATTGCTCTTGAGAAATTAGATGCCATTTATTATAAATAAAATAGTCTTTCTTTAAATTTGAATTTAACAAGAAAGTTTACTATTATTTAAAATTGATTTTAAAAATAAATAACGAAACAAATAATAAATGGATTTGCCACATGTAGAATGGAAAGATGCTCCAAATTCAGTCACAATTAAAAAACCTAATGGTGAAATTATTGATATGGAAGTTGGAAATTTTATTAGTATTCGCGATTCACTATCTGGTAAAGAAGTATTTTTTAAAATAGATGCATTTTATGGCAGTGAGAATGATATTGGACCAATTTCATTTGATTATCGCGAAGTTGATACTAAAAACAAGTGTTTTTTTGAAACACCATTTTGTTTCAAGATGGGATCAAAAACATTTATTATATGTTATCCATCTGGTATTTCAAAATATGGATATCATTTAAATAATGATGAATGGTCATCTATTGTTATATGCAAAAAAGATGATATTGAGAATCTTTACAATTGTTATTAAATTGATTTATTCAAATCAATTTGTTATTAAAAAATCTTTACATTAATTTATTTAGCACAGGTAGTGGTACCCAAATCATGCGATTGCGTTACATTGTAACCACGCAAACGGAGTGCTTCGTAAATGTCTTCAGGCATTAAAGTTTTTGTATTATGCTCAGAATTAACCACAAGAGCGGCTACAATAATGTCTGAAAGATATTTTTCGGCAGTCTTACGAATATTATTATAACAATCATCAGAAAGGCTTTTTACTCCTGCCCGACGAGCAAGACGTGTGATAGAAGGTTTTGTAATATGATTCATTTTGTATTTGAACATTTAAGCTTTAAGTCTCTTAAAACATTCACTTCAAATCAAATCGTGACTTAAAAGGGAAATAAATAACATTAAATAAAATGGATACAACGCAAAAAGCTGTAGCAAAAAAGAAGAAAACTAGATTCTTTGAGACTTATATTTCAAGGGTTCTAAAACAAGTGTCTGAAACAAATGGAATAACTTCAAATTCTAAGCAACAATTGAATAGCGCACTTTGTTTAATTTCTCGTTTGATAGCTACAACTGTTATTACTTTAACTGAAATGGCAAAAAAGAAGACTATGTCCGAAAAAGAAGTAAAGAATGCTCTAATTTTGGTTTTACCAGGCCAATTAGCTATTAATGCGATCACCCAAGCAGAAAAGGCTGTTCTCAGTTTCGGAAAAGATGATAATATTAAAGGAACAAGCAGACAAGAAAAAGCTGGCATTTTGTTTGCACCTGCTATTACCGAAAAATTTCTTCGCAATTTTGGATATTCTAAAGTTATGGTTACAAGTTTAGCACCTGTATATTTGGCTGGAGCTCTTGAGTATTTGACATCTGAAATTTTAGAAAATGCTTCTACGTCTGCAAAGGATAATAAAAGAATTAGAATTAATATTCGTGATTTAGAGTTGGCTGTTCGTAATGATGAGGAGTTGAACATATTTTTTACAAAAAATCATATATCTTTTCTTGGAGGAGGTGTTACTCCTTTTATTCATCCATCTTTACTTATCAAGAAAAATCGAGCAAAAAAGCGTGTTAAAAAAGTTATTCCTACTGAAGTTGAGGTTGAAGGAGAAGGTGACAAAAAGAAACATCGCTTTCGACCTGGAACAGTATCACTTCGAGAAATTCGTCGATATCAAAAAATGAGTAATTGTCTTACTTTTGCCAAATTTCCGTTTGAAAAATTGGTTAGAAATGTTGTTAGTACACACAATACTACTCCAATGAAAATCAGCAAAGATGTTTTTATTGTGTTGCAGTATTTTATTGAACAACAAATTACATCTCTTCTTCGCAATGCTAATTTTGCAGCTATTCACGCTGGCCGTGTAAAGTTGATGCCAATTGATATTGATTTTGTAAACGCTATTTCAAGTGGAGAACTAAATCCTTATCAGCAAAAGTCTCTAGATACTAATGATACTACACTAGAAGTTGTAGAACAAGAAAATACTGTTGATGACGAAATTGAAGAAGAAATTGTTGAAGAAGAAATTGTTGAAGAAGAAGACTTGTAGATAAAATATATTAACTTAAAAACACATTTATTAACTAAAAATGACAACTAAAGAGGATACACCTCAACCTAGTCATATTATGACCGGTGATTATGCTGCTCTAATGGAAACAAATGGAACTGAGTATGAAAGTTGGTATTATTTTATTAGACGTGAAGGAAATGAAGAAGCTCTTAAGCATCTACAAGACCAACTTGAAAAAATAAATTGGTATATTCTTGATGATCTTAGTACTTTTGATCTCGATCTTGATCACTATGTGAGCGCTGCAACCGCTAAAGAAATGACCAAACTTGAGCTTAATTCATACGCTTTTCATCGAAAATTTGATGGAAAATTGCAAAAAATAAATTTTAACTTTAAAAAGAAGGACTCTCGAGATAACGAGAAAAGCAATGAGCGTATGATGTGTAAAGTCTTTGACCTTTTAGGATATGGTCAAATTGAAGATTATATTAGCGATGAAGATTTAGACGAAGAAGATTTAACAGATAATGAATCATCTGATTCAAAAAGTAATGAAGAATCTGATGACGAGTCAGATTCGGACTCAAAATCTGGATCACCTAAGTCTAATAATCTAGGAAAAAAAGGTCTTCCACCATCACTTGTAAAAACAGATCTTCCACGGTTTGCCAAACTCAAGCAACGCCATAAACGTTAATTGTTTTATTTTTCTTAATTTTTAACCATAATTAAGAAAATAATATACTAAATATATTTTTTAGCAATACTGTTTTTTTGTGATCTTTTAAAAATTATTACAATTAATATCACAAACGTTAGAAAAAAAAGAAAAACAATCCAAATGTGAGTATACGAGTGTTTTTTTTTAGTATTTTCGGACGCTATCATTTCTAATATGTTAAACGGTCGTCCTTTATTTTTTGAAACAACAAGCTCATTGCAATAAATCACACAATTTTCAAGTGTAAACAAATCATCATGTGGATCAGAATCATACATTGATGGAATTGGATCAATCCATGGTAAACATCTTCCATTTACACATTTAAATTTCTTATTTTTGTTTATCATTACAAAAATTGGTGAAATCCGAGTTTCTATCCATTCGCTAGAAGGAGGAAATGAGTCAAAACTTGGAAATATATTATCTCCCAATGCGTAAAAATAAAGAGGAACTGTATTTGGAACTTGTTGAATGTATGTTGTAAAATATACACAATTTTCTTTAATATTATACGGATCGTACATTAAATACATATCCTTTGTATTATACGGAAATTCTTTTGCCCTCTTTGCGCAAAAAATTTTCATACCAATAGGTATAGGTCTAAAACTAGGAGAAACTCCGTAAAAAGTTCCCGCTAAAACCCAACCAGTACCTTTATTTTCTGTACAATCAAACTCAATGTTACCATTTTCTTTTTTATGTTTTTGTGGACCGCCTATATACCCTAAAATTGTATTTGTGTTCAAATCAATATAATGCCAAATACAATAAGGAATTATATCATCATCAATCATTTTATTTAGAGAAAAGTTTTTATCTAACTAAAATTTATTATTCAAAACTGAATTCCATTTCTATACAATTCGGTTTCTATAAAATCTTTAATATTTTCCAGTTTTATATCATGAGGTACTTCAATTAAAAGTATTCCTTTTTCTTTGCATATTCGTCTTTTCATATCATCTCTATACTTTTGATTTAAAAATGCTTCTTTGTTTTTATGAAAAAATGGTATATATTTGTAGTGTTGAATACCGTTATATTCAACTGCAATTTTGAGTTCGGCATCAAAACAATCAAGTTCTAAATTAAAATCACCACCTGTGACTGGGTTTCTTAAAAAATTAGGTCTTTCTTTATTAAAAGGTTTTTTGAACAAAAATTGTAATACACGTCTGCATTCAGCCTCTCCTTTACTTTCTCGAGGAGGCTGACTTTGCGGATAAAAATTTTTATTTTGATTTTGCTTTTGCTTAGAAAGAAATGATAGATTGAAATTTTGTTTTCTTGTCCACGTTCCTTTTTGACCTGTAATTCTTCGATATAAACCAAAAAGTATAATAAAAATAATGCAAAATCCAAGAATTATTTCAAATCCGTAATTTTCCCATTTTTCTTTTATAATTGATAACATTTATTTATAGTGTACAAATTTAATTAGTCAATTTCTTCTGCCGAACCATTATATTGTACAAAAATATCTGTCTTACATACTGGACAATTTGGTTTATATTTACCCCACTCTGTAATACATTGTGGATGATAAATATGACCACAATCTAAAACTGATACAACATCAGCATCATCAAAATTATCTGTGCATATAGAGCATGAATCATAATTTTTATCTGTTGTGTTGTATTTTTGTTCATTAATTTCAATTAAGACATTTTCATTTTTGCGTAGACATAAATCATTTTCACTATTTTGTAATGCTATTTGAAGAGGATCTAATACATTAAAAAATGGCTCCATAACTGTTACCATATTCATTATAGCAAACAAAGCGTCTGATGTATTATCATCGTACTGCAATTGCGAAAATACATCAATATATGTTTCATTGTGAACTTGAAATCGAATATTTGAAGGCATTTGTTTTATTTATATATGAAAGAATGTTTTCTTAATTCAATTTAGTAAAAAGGACTATGATTCCAACCAAGTTCTTCAAATAATTCTTTGCAAATTTCGTCATGAAAAAATTTTCGGTCAATTGTTTTAAGAATAATAAATTCTTCCTTCTTGCACGAATGTCGATGTCTACTCAGTAATTGAAATAATACATATTGTGTGTTGATAAAATTTTTACGATTTATATGTTTAAATTTTTTGTCGTACAAATCTGTAAGAACATCAAAATCGTCAAGAAGTTGTTCTTCTAAGTAAGAAATATCATCGGGTTTTATATCTGTAAAATTATAATGAATTAAATGCACATTTTCGTAATGTTTAGAATATCCAAGCTCTTTTAAAAAAATAAGAATATGATTTTTAGTAACTCCGCTAAATTTAATAGCTTTAGAAACTCCTGTGTATTCTTTTAACAAATGATGCAGCCTAAATTGAGATTCTAAATCATCGTATATTTTTTGATTAATAGTACTATTTTGTTTTCCTTGATATTGATTTATGCAATCGCGAAAATGAACTTTTCTGTCGTAAGTATATTTACTTGAAATATTAACTCTATCAATATCAGTGTAAGAAGAATTGTGCTTCATTACAGTTTGTCTTGAGTAACAATTTGTGCATATGTAAGTATTTACATTAACAACATCAAAATCTTTTTTATTGTTGCAATTATTACAACTAATTTTTTGTGGTTTGCTCTTTTCAATTTCAATATCAACGTATTTAGATGCTGCTTCCATATACAAATCAATAATACGAAGTTTTTCTTTGTCATTTTTGACTACTTTACCCATAAAACTTACTTTAATAGGAATTTTTAACATTTCTTTATATTGTTCTATAAAAGGTATAGTTTCCATAATATAAAAATGATGCTGCTTGTGAGATGTTAGATCATTTACGTAAATGCATAATTCATCTCGAGCTTTTTCAAGACTAATTCTTATTCTACGTCTAAGAGTTTCATTTTTTAATGAATCTTCTATTTCTAAAAGCTTCTCTTTGTGTTCAGGTAGTTTTAAGAACTCTTCCTCAAAATTCTTACGTATGTTGGCATCTATACTCAAAATATCTAGTTCTGACATAAACTTTATTGGTTCACTAGTCTCATTTAAGCTCGCATTTTTCATTTTTTGTTTTAATATTTAAAGTATATTTTTTGTTAAAAAGAAAAATTATCTTGCGCTAATATAAAAGAATGTCATCCATCTCTACTTCTAATGTAACGTCGGGATTTATTGATCTTGCTACCTTTGATGAAATTGAAAAGTACCTTTATGGTGGTCACGACGCAACTGCTTATTTTGTTCGCGAGACGAGGAAGGCTACTTGGTTCACTCAAGTTCCGGTAGTTTTATCTCGAGCGGCTGGCTCTCCTGCTTTTGGTCAAGAGTGGTCGGTTGCTATTTCACGTGCAGGCGATTATATGCTTCAGACTTGGCTTCGTTTGACGACTCCGGCCGTTACTGTTAATACAGCTGCTCAAGGTACTACTAATAATCGTATCCGCTGGACTCGAAATTTTATGCATAATATTATTCGTGAATGCTGCATCACGTTTAACGATTTGATTGCGGCTCGTTTTGACAACTACCATCTTGATTTCTGGGCTGCTTTTACTGTCCCCGAAGGCAAACGCAATGGTTACAGTAATATGATTGGTAATTTTGATGACATGGTTCAACCTCAGGAATCAATTCCATCTTTTACTTTGAACTTACCTCTTCCTTTCTTTTACAGTCGTGATAGCGGTGTTGCACTTCCTACCGCAGCACTTCCGTATAACGAGATGCGAATTAATTTTTACTTCCGTGATTGGAATCAACTTTTAATTCTTGAACAAACTCCCGTCGGCAACGAATCAAGGAAAGATGTTATTCAAGCATCGGATCTGACGCCGGCTCAAGTTCCTGTTTTGGGAAATACACAAGTTTGGGCCAACTATGCTATTGTTTCAAACGATGAACGCAAGCGTATGGCATGCGCCCCTCGTGATATTTTGATTGAACAAGTGCAGACTGCTCCTCGTCAATCTTTTACTCCTTCTACTAACGCTCAACAATCTTTTGATATTCGTTTCTCTCATGCTATTAAGGTTTTGTTCTTTGCTGTTCGCAACACTACAAACAATGCTGAATGGTCTAACTACCTTACATCGTCTCCTGTATTTGACACATCCCCCTTTTCTGTGAATTTTATTCCCCCAGGTGCTGCCGCTGATCCTATCTTCCAGACTTCTCTCATTTACGAGAATACTAACCGTCTAGCTCAGATGGGTTCTGACTATTTCTCGTTGGTTAACCCGTGGTACCATGCTCCTGTAATCCCGCGAGAGGCTGGCTACCATAGTTATTCGTACTCTCTTGACTTTATCAGTCTTGACCCTATGGGTTCTACAAACTATGGAAAGTTAACTAATGTTTCTATTGTTCCTGAAGCTAGTCAAATGGCAAAGACTGGTGCCGCTGGAAATGTGGCTGGGGCGCAACCAGGTGTAAACTTTGCGCAAAAGTACGAATTTATTGTTACAGCTGTCAATAANAACATTATTCGAGTTAGTGGAGGTGCTTTGGGATTCCCAGTTCTTTAAGAAAGTTCCTCTTTACCTTTTTTTTATGATAAATAACATAAAAAAATAATATTATAATGTTTTAAAAATAAATTTGGTTTAAAAGTATAAAAAATACTATAAAAACAAAATGACAATAGGATTGTTAGAAAAAACTATTACTAAAATAAATAGCATAATGGAAACTAAAAAATGTTCGGATTGGAAACCAGATACTGAAGATCCAAGATATATTAAATACAAATGTCATTGTGGAAAAGATGGAAGAACTCTTAAACAAGGAATTTCAAGACCTACTTGGAATGGTTGTTCTGAATGTTCAAAAAAGAAAACTTCAAATGAAGTGAAAGAAAACATAATAAAAATTATTGAAGAAGCTGGTTATGAGCTTGTATCAATAGAAGAAGGTAGAAATGTTAATTATAAATGTAAACATGCGAGTTTTCATATACACTCATCAAACTGTCAAAGAGGTAACTTTCGAGGAGGTTGTAATATATGTAAATACCAAGAAAAAGAAGAAAAAATAGTAAAAGAAATTCAAGAACCTATTCCAATCTTACTGGAAAGAGGAGAATGGTATAGTGGTCGTCATCAAGGAGGTATTACTGAAACTGAAACTCATATAAAAGTTACTTTTCACTCAGATCAAGGTGGTAAAAGTAAGTCTTTTAGTATAAAGCAATATGGAAGAGATCGTGCTATGAATTTAGCAAGTAACTATAGAATTAGAGAATCTATTACTCGTCAATTGAGTAAAAATAGAATAAGAAGTGTTAAAGTTGTATCACATCCTGTTTTACCAAAAGATTATGAGTTTCTTGAACTATTTCTTTCAGATGAAAAATGTATGATGTTTGAAAAAGAACATTATGATATTATTAAAGATAAATCAATATCTCTTTATAGACAATCAAAAGATAAAACCGAATATGCTAAAATGGAAAAATCTCTTTTACATCGTATATTTTATCCAGAATTTACAGAAGTAGATCATATTGATCATAATGGTCTTAATAATTTAAGATTTAATGTTCGTGAAGGTGCTGGTAAAGTTAATGCTAATAAAAAAGATATTCAAATTAATAATAAAAGTGGTGTAACAGGTGTAATTTTTGAAGATGGTTTAAAATCTCGTTGGAAAGCTCAATGGAATGACTCGGAAGGTAAAAAGAAAACAAAGTCTTTTTCTATTAATAAGTATGGTGAAAATGCATTCATTAAAGCATGCGAATGCAGACAAGAAAATCATCAACTTAAAATGGTTAAGATTAATTCTAGTAACTCTTAGTTTGCTAACCTTTTCATTTTTATGTTATTTAACATAAAAAATAAGAGCAAAAATTATAATTTAATTATTTTAACAAAGAAATATCAAAATTTTTTACTTCTCCTCCATGATCTTGATAAATTTTTCTTCTTGTATTAAAATGCTTACTCAACAAATTATAATCATCAACTAAATCAATTATAATAGGTTTTACGTCTTTTGTTCTAAAAACTCTTCCAAGATATTGAACAAAATATTGTTCTACATCTCCTGCTAATAACAATGCATCTAGTTTTGGATGATCAAAGCCAGTTCCACACTTGCTACTTGTACCTACTAAAATACGACTAGAAACTTTATATTCTTGATTGCTACCAAACAAAGATGTAACATCTTCACCTTCTTCTTCTAGCCTTTTAAATAAATACTCTCCTTGTGCAACACGTTTTGTTAAAACCAAAAAATTTCTATTAGAATAATATTTTAAGAGTTTAATAATTAACTCGTTACGTTCTATATTATTAGCTTGACTATCTAAAACTACACCCCAATTGACTCTACCGTTCTTTGCTAGTTCAATTGTAGGTTTAAATCCTGTGGAAACTTTATATGCTATATGTTCTCTCCAAAGTTCTTTAATAATTTTATATTTTCCAAAATACAAATCCAACAAAATGTTTAACCCATCTGTTCGATATGGAGTAGCTGTTAATCCAATTAAATATCTTGGGTGAACCCATTGAAGACAACGAGATAGAGTTTCGGCCATAATTAAATGCGCCTCATCAACAATCACAGTTCCAATATCAGAAAAAAAAGATTTCCCCATCTTTTCTACATTTTGAGCATTTATAATGTAAAATGAACAATCTTCTTTTTTAGAGCGAGTTGTAAGTTTTTGAACGGACGATACTGGACAGAATGTTTTTATACCTTCTTCCCATTGTTTTATTAATATTATTTTGTTTACGATAATAAGTGTTTTAAGGCCAATATCACAAGCTAATTTCATACTTGTTGAACTTTTACCAAAACCACAATACATTGATAATAAAATACTACCAGAACTACTTAATTGCTTTAATGCTTCTTGCCTGACTTCTTTTTGTTCTGTTCTCAATATTCCTTCAAATTTAAAATCATTTGNTGCCGTAAAACTATCACGAGNAGGNCTTTTAATTTTTANTTGTGAAGTCGCATATGCAAAAGGTAAATCAATTTCATTTCCTTCAATTTCAAAAGGGTAGATATATCTTGGAGGNGCTCCTCCAAATTTATTTTCAATTTTTATTTCAAGATCACTGTTAATATTTTTTCTGACATCCCACCTAATTGAATCAATATTGACACAAATAGACATTTACTTTATATTTAACAGGTAACTCTTTAACTCTTCTTATTACATGATCCTCAAATGTCAAATTCAAATTTTCCGGTTTTTGGATCTTTTTTGGGTAAAGAGCGCAAAATTTGGACTGGTTTTACAATTGGTTGGTTAGGAAGAGATGTAACTCGTGGGACAACTTGTGGGACAACTTGTGGGACAACTTGTGG